ACCCATCAAAAGAGTTGTTAGAACCAGCTGCAGTATCTCCTTGCCAGATACAAAATTCTGTGTTCTGTGCTACTTCTGATGCTACGTGTGCAATTAAGAAATCAGAAAACTTTGGTGGTAATGTTTGACCAAGACCATAGCCCATAGATTGTGCTTCCCAATCGTTAACGAAGTCATACTTACAAAGTTGTAGGTTTACTTGTAGTTCTTTTGGTTCAATAATTCTTTCTGTTAATGTGATAGTTGATTGTGGGTCAAAATCACAAGATGCAGATTGTACTATTGCACTTGTAGCTAATTTTTTAATTACTTCTTTAAAAGCAATGTTTGCCTTTACTGTTAAACCACCATCATCAATAGTTGATGCAGATAATAAAGCTGCTGCGATATACTCACCAGCAAACTCACCAGCATACGATGTAGTGATGTTAGTTGTAGTTGCTAAATTTACGTTTCTTTTATTCATTTTTATTTGTTTAATTTACTTAATACTCTATCTAAAGTTGTGTTAAATTGTCCTTTGGCAAATTGTACTTGTTTCTTTTGTGGTGTACTTGCTTCAGGGTTGTGTTTAATTGGTTTAACTGCTGAAAGTTCTTCTTTTACTTCTTCTTCTTTTACCTCTTCGCTCATTTCTTCTTTTGGTTCTAACATAGCTTTGATTTCCTCAACCATTGTTTTAACCTCTGCTAATTCTTCTTTAGTAGCATAAGACATTTCCTCTTTTACTTCTTCTTCTAAATCTTCAGTTTCTTCTTCTTTAGTTGGTACTTCATCAGATACTTCACGAACATCTGCAATGATACCTTCTTCTTCTACAACTACCAATCTACCATCTTCAAGGATGTACTCACCAACTGGCATTGCTACTTTTTCATCATCTGTTACAATGAATATCTCTTTACCTTTTTCAAATGCTTCTGCACTTACTACAGTTCCATTTTCTAACTTTTGTTCTTCAAGTTTTACCTCGATGTTTAAAAGTGTTTTTATTTCGTTTAACATTTGATTTGCTTTCATACTATTTATATAACGATTATTAAATTAAAATTTGCATTTTCAGTCTGTTCTTGTTATTACTCCAATACCTTGTGCTTGCATAGAACCATCACAACAAGAGATAGAATACTTTTTAGTGTCCCAACATAAACAAGCACGACCACCGCCAGTAGGTGATGTTCTACTTGGTATAAATGTTTTATTTTTGTTGTTTCTTTGCATTTGGTTTATTTATTGGTGCTGTAATAAGCATCATCTATTTTTTGTTGCAATGGAAAAAACTCTTTGTATTCTTTAACATCATTAGGGTTTATACCTAAATTTTCTGCTGCTTTTTTAAAATTACCTCTATTAGTGTTTGCACCATCGATAGCATCAAAATAAACTTTTCTCATTTGCTTTCTCAAAGAATTTAATTCCTGTATTCCTTTTTGCATTCTTTTACTATCATTTTTTAAATCATCAACTAAACCCAACTCAACCTTTTGTGTTTCCAACTCAACTTTTGCTAATTCTGTTTTTGGTAGTTTACTATAAACTTTTTCAATGTTACTTTTCATACTTATAATTTAGTTGCTTGTTTAATTAAATTAACTTTTTTATTTATTTTTTTAACACTTGCTTGACAAGCACCAGCAAATTCTTTAGCTTCTGATGCTAATTTATCAATGCCTAATTCTTCTGCTTTTTTAGCTGCGTCTTTAAATTTAATCTCAAGTGAGTTATATTTAGGTATTCTTTCTTCATACTTGCTTTCAAAATCCATTAAATCTGCATCTAAAACTATTGTTTGTAATTTTCCATATTCTTTTTGCAAATCTTCAACTAAACCTAATTCTACCTTTTGTGCAGATGTTTCAACTTCTCCTTTTACTATTTTTTCTATTTTAGAAAGTAATTCTTGTGCTATTTTTTCTTTTGACATATCTTCTTTAATTTTATCTTTAGGTGTTTCCATTTTGTCAGCAAAGTAACCCTCAATAGAAAAACCCTTAACTTTATTTGTTTTAACATACTCATTCCAAACATCTTCATTGTTTACTTTTACACTTCCCATCCAAGTTCCTACTGGTACATCTAAACCATACAATGCAGATTTGTCTTGTTCTTTGCTTTCTACTATCCAACTTTCAACTAATGTTAAACCATTTAATGCTTGGTTGTGTTCTAATGTTGAGTTGCTTTGTTTACCATTTTGTAAGAACATTTGAGATGCTTTTACAATAGTATCTTTTGAAAAGTATATGTAATACTCACCTTCACCACCATTGCGGTAAATAGGCTTATTTGGGATTAGTAAAGCACCCATTAGGATTTTCTTTTCTTTGTCTACTTCTGCTAACTTTATTTCTTGGTTCTTTAAAGCAACAAAATCACTTTCAATAGCTGGACTTTCTACAATAGAAATTGCATCTACTCCAATATCATCTTGTTCTTCGTCTAAAATAAGTTCAATTATCTTCATAAATATATAACGTGTTTAGTTTTTAATTTTGCATTTAGATACTTGCGCCCTCGATTATGTTTCTATCTAATTCTTGTGCAGTTGTTACATCATTACTTACTACATATGCTCTTGCTGGTCTTTGTGTTTGGCTTCCTATTGCATCTGCTAATTGTGTTTCTCCACTTTGGCCTACTACATTAAATGCTGGTGGAGTTGATACGTTTGGCATAGAACCAGTTTGACTTGAACCACCACCACTACCACCTGGCACTTGTACACTTGCAATCTTTTTAACAGCAGCAAACCCCGCTACTCCCGTTGCAATAGCTTGTGCAATAGCATAACCTGGTATGGCTGCACCTGGTGAACCTGCTGCTGCTTTTAATTGTGCGGTTATAGCAGCATAAGTATTTATTAAAGATGATGCAATAGCAACCGCTTTTCCCGCAGTTGTTTCTTGGCTTAACAAACCAGATAGACTACTTAATGCACCCGCATAACCCTCTAAAGATGTTCTTTTTGCTTCATATTCTTTTTGTGCAATATCTATTTTAGCAGCAGATATTTCTTTATCTCTTTCAAGACCAGTTTGCCCAGATTGTGTAAGAAATTCATTTAAAGCTATTTCTGCATCTATCTTTGCTTGTGTACCAGCATTTGCATTATCAACTATTGCTTGTAGTCTTATAGTTTCTTGTTCAGCTTCTAAAGCATCAATTTCTTTTAACTTTTCAAGTCTTAATAGTTCATCTTCTATTTGTTCTGCATTAATTCTTTTTTGCTCAATAGATAATAAACTTTCACTTTCTGCTTTTGCGTTTGCTAACTCTATTGCTTCTTTGTCTAATGCGTTTTTGTTGGTTTGTTGTTCTGACCTAAAACCAGTTATTTGTGATGCAATACCTTGTACCTCTGCTTCTGCTTCTAACACCGCAACATAATCTTCTGTTTTACCAGTTAAATCAAATTGTGCTTGTGCTGCCGCTTTTACTAATGCAGCATTTTTAGTCATTTCTTTTTCTTGCTTGTCAAGAATATTATTTAACTCATTGTTGGCAGCTTGTCTTTCTTCAATGCTTTTTGTTTCATCATCTCTAATTTGTCTTTGTAGTTCTGCTTGTCTATCGTATTGTTCTAATAGTATTCTACTTTGTGCAGCAGCTATTTGTGCAGATTTTTCTAATGCCTGGTTTGCTTTTGCTGTTTCTAATGCAGCTTCAACACTAATTTCTTTTACACCATCAACAAGTTGTGAACCTATTGCACCCGCTTCTTGTACTGCTTCAACAAAGTTTGTAACAACATCTGTTCCCGCTTGTACCGCTTCTTCACCTACTTCTTTTAAATTAGCTTTGGTTTCTGCAATACTTTCATTTAAGGCTTTTATTGTTGTTGGGTCACCATCACCAAATATAGATTGTTCCCAAGCTAACTGTGCTGCTTGTATGCCTAATTGAATACCATAAAAAGCTACTTTAAAAGGTGTTAATGCAATAGTTAATAAACCACCCATTACCTTACCAAGTGCATCAAAGTTTTCAGATGCAGATGTTACACTTTTATACACATCTGTTATAACACCAAGTACTTCATTGAATACTATTTGTGCAGTATTAAAGACGGTGTTTAAACCATCCATAACAACTTGGTTTTCTTGTATTGCACTACTTACAAATTCAAATGCTTTCTGTAACAAGAATATAATACCAGATGCTTTTGCAAGGTTTCCTATTGATACACCAACTTTCTTAATACCCTTTGCACCATCCTTTGCTCCTTTTTCAACTTTCTCTAAACTTTCAGCAGTCTTTTCATTAGCACTTACAACTTCCTTTTCAAGTTTTGCATACTCCTTTTGAAACTCGTCTAAATTCTTAACGGCTTCTTTGTATTTTAACTCAAATTCAACTTCTATTTTTTGTGCCATCTTAACTTTCTTTTTGTTTGTTTAACACCCTCTGTAAGTGTTTCTGCTAATTTATATTTTCCTTGTGCTATTCTTATGTTTTCAGTTTCACCATCAACAACCTGTAACAAGTCAATTATATTCTTAATCATAATATTGTGTTTAGTAATTCAAATTCTGTTTTACCACTTGTTAAATCTGTTTTCAAAGAGTTTATTTTGTATCTATCTTGCCCAACTTCTATCAAGTCATTTAACTTTAAATTGTAATAAACTTTCATAGGTAGGTATGCGGTTACTTTTATTAATCTTCTTTTTTCATTAAATACATCTTGAATATAAGTCTTGTATTTAGTTTCAAATAACGTATCTGTAAAACAAGCTGGGTCACCACTTTCTCTTACCGTATATTCATTTAACTCATTTTGAAAATGTATGTTTACTTTAGTTGTTGCACAATCTAAAGCCAAACTATTTGATGGTATAAAGTATCTTGTTATATCATCTTCATCTTCTGTTTCTTCATCTCTTAATCTAATTGATGTACCATTGTTTAGGATAGGATAAAATAATAAAGGTTCACCATAATAGGGTTCAAAGTTATCATCAACAAAATAACCATATTGTACTGTGGTTGATGCTCCAGTACCAATTGGGTTTATATCATAAAGTCTTTCATATTGCATATGCTCAAAAGGTAATTCCACTTTATAATTCTCCGTTGGTGCATCATATATTCTATTGTTTAATTTATAGCTTATAGAACCCCAACCAGAATTGTATATCTGCTCAAATTGTTTAGCAAGCAAAGTCCCCAATCCTTTATAGCTAAAATTTATTTCTTTAAAAGGCAGTGCAACCTCAACATTTGATTTTGTAGTATCTAAGTATTTATCTATGTTATAAACTTCTGTGCTATCTGCATAGTAACTATCTAATGTTCTAACTACTATTGTACCAGTATTATCAACATAAGCAGTTAAATTAAACATCTTAAACAAACCAGAAAGAAAATCTATAATTTTTATTTTAGGTATTTGTTGTGTTATGTTAAATTCAAATACTGCACTTGTAGAAAAAGTATTTGCATTACTAAATGAAACAGTCCCGTTTAATGTTTGTTGTTCATCATCTCTTTCTTCAACATCAGCAGTCCATTTAATACCACCAGCAGAAAAGGTTACAAGTTGCTCTGAGCGAATATCTATTGTGTATGTTCCATCATCTAATTCTTGGTTTTGATAAAAGTAATATTGTCCTACAATACCATTTTCTACAACAACAGTACCCGTATTAGTTTCTGTTACTCTAACATCATAAGGTAATAAAAGGTTTGTAGGTGTAAATAATAAATCAAAATCATAAGCACCATAATCCCCAAAAGATGAATTAATAGTAAATTCACCATTATCTACATTTGCAATAGGTGTCATTACATCATAATCACCAGTTGTTGTTTCTGTTCCTAATTCTGTAACTCTTGTCCAAGTTGCATCACCAAAACTTGGTGTTTCTACATCACCTTTTTTTCTATGCAACCACATAAATAAATCATCAAATTCTTCATTTGTAGTATCATTAAAAAAATCATCTGAGAACACAATATCTGAGCCATAGCCATTTGCAATTGTGTATTTACTTTCTATTGCACTTATTATAGTTTGTATTCTTAAAGCATATTTAAACTGCTTCCAATCTACTCCATTTTGTTGTTGTGTGCCACTTCCGTGAGGAAATATATTATTTGTTGTCGCCTCTGGGTCAAACTGTGAGTGTTCACCGCTATTATATATGAGCCTATTTGTGTGAGTGATTAAAGGCACAACTATGTTATTATTACCAGTTGGAAAACCTTGTAGTATATCTCTTATATTTGCATAATCATATACTTGTGAATTATCATCTAATGCACCTAAACTACTTAACAAATCATCACCTAAAACATCTTTAAGGTTTACCGTATTACCAAAGAAAGTAATATGATATGTATGAGCTACATTGTTTTTTAAATCTACACTATTAAGTTTTATTTTACCATTCTTAAAAGGTAAATCATTTAATTCAAGTTTTGCATCTGCTTTATTTCTTGCATCAAACCCAAAATCAATATCAAAGTTATAATAGTGCTGAAATATCTTATTATTTACACTTGATGCTGGTACTGCAAATGTTTGTGTAAATTCAGTAAATACCTTTGCAATATCCTTTACGTTTTGTATTGTTTGTGTAAGTGATACCGTTTCATCTTTAAATAAATCAACTCTATCATTACCTATGTATAATTGTAGCCTACGCATTATCTAATGTTGTTTATATAATCAAATGCTTCTTCAAACTCTATTGTGTATTCTATTAGCCTATCGTTTACACTTGTTTTAAACGCAATAGATGAGGTTTTAACCTTTACGGGTATAATAACACCGCTACCTTTTCTAAATGTGCTTAACCAAATAAATTCACTTAATAGCAATTCTTCAAATTGTTGATTAGCAAACTCTGGATAATAACCACTACTTAATGTGTGTGTTTGCTTGCCTTGTGTATTAAATACTTTGTTTGGTGCGTTTTTAACATTATAAGTTGCAGCAGCAGCACTTGGGTATGTTATTGTGTTTGACTTGTAACCCTCATTGGTTCTTGTTATGTTTTTAGTTTCTTTTAAGAAAAACCATAAATCTTGTTGTACTCCATATTTATTAATGTAGATTATCTTATTTCCATCTCCATACTTTGTGCAGTCTATTCTTTTTATGTTACATACAACACCATCAACTGTTGTTACACTTGTATCACTTGATGAATATGATGTTGCTATAAGACCATTTAAACTTGTAATGCTTGGCAATTTACCCGCAGTATTATTAGGCACTAATATTGTAAAGGTGTCTGTATCTTCATTTATAGGTATTAAATAAGTTGGCTTTGTTCTTCCAAATGGTACTTCTGGGTTTGCACCCTCGTCAAAAGTTCCATAGGCTTCAAATCCTACATCTGTATATGTAACACTATCAACTTCTGTACCTTGTCCATTTATTAAAGTATAACTTTTTATTACCGTTGAAATAGCTACGGTTTGAGGTACATATG